TGATATAGAAGAATGGATTTGGAATGAACCAGATAGTACAAAAGCTAATTCTACTGGTGGAAAAGCTTGGACAGGTAAATTATCTGCTAGTGACACCGTTTGGGAGTACTCCACTAAAAGTGCTGCTAATAATAAAATGTCATCGTTAGAATCAGCTGATTCGACTAATAGAAGATATAAAGTAATAGAGGTATAAAAATGAAGTCAATGAAAGAAATGATACAAGAGTGGGATATCAAAGAAATCCTAAACGAAGGTGCTGACCTAAATGTACCTGTAAAGATGGCAAAGAAATCTTTATCAAAATTAGTATCAGAAATAGAGAAATATAAAGGTGGCTCATTTAATGCCGGTTCAGATGAATATCATATAACAGAAGGAAATCCTGATTTATATGGTAATAGATATAGAAATCTTGTGGAGTGGGAACAAAAAGTTCATAAAATGGTCAATCAAATTATAAAAGAATATAAAAAAGCTTGGAATGATTAAGTTAAAAGACTTATTAAAAGAAGATAGTCACAGAGAAGGTAAGATGGCTAAACATGATGCTATGGAAATAGCTTCTGATGCTAAAGATGTTTCTGATATGATTAAAGATGATATGAATTTACCCGAATGGTTAGAAGCAAAAATAACAAAGTCGGCTGATTATATGAACTCTGTAAAAGATTATTTAACTCATCATATGAATGGTGATGAAATGAAAGAAGACATGACTTATCATCCACCAAAATATAGTAGTCCTGAGGCAAAAAATATTTTAGATAAAGATATTAAAAAGATGTCAAGTATTTTAGGAAAAGCATCACAACAAGTTATTAAAACAATGATGGATGGTGTTAAAGGTGGACGATATGATGCTATGGATATTATACGAGGAATAGAAACCGGATATCAGAATAAAACTCATGAGGGTGAAAGACCATTTTTAAGAATGTTATGGAGAAAAGTTAGAAGTGGATTTAGAAGATATTCTAAGGGTGGAAAGCTTAAAAAGTAATATTTATAGATATGAAAGATTACATTATACATAACGGAAAAAAGTATAAAAAGATTGATGAAAGTGTTGATAAACGAGTAACGGTAAAAGAAGTTCGTTCTTGGTTAAAAAAACTAGAAGAATTTCGTTATCGTAAAGTTAGAAATGTTGATGCTAGAAGAGTTACTTCTTTTATTAATAGTAATCTAAGTGAAACAGATTTACCTAATTCTTTACAGAAGAAGTGGGAACATGCTAAATATAGTAGAGAAAAACATTTAGCAGATAAATACATTAAAGAAAAAATTAGTGAAAAATGGAACAAACTTACTCAAGAGGGTGTTGAAATGAAAAATATAAAGTTAATGGGAATGGTAGAAGATATTGCTATTCGTGAAGAAAAACCACAAGTTAACAAATTCGAAGTTATCGAAGCTGTTAAAAACTATCAAACAATAGGTGGACAACTTTTTAAGAACAATGGTATCGTTGAAGTTGCTAAACAACTTGTTGGTATTGCTGAATCTGCTCAAAATCATGTGTTAAGTGAAACTGATGATTGGTTTGATGCCGTTTCTGTTAAAAGAAACATGAAAGAATTAAAGGGCATGACTGGTCAGTTTAAAAAAGCTGCTCTTGAGGCTAATTCTGTTAACGAAAGATTAAATGCTCTATATGAAGATATGGGAAATATTTTAAATAGATATTATGACATAGAAGAAGCTATGGATCCTGTAGGTAAAGAAGATGATGATATCGATAATGATGGTGATGAGGATGATAGTGATAAGTACTTAAAGAAGAGAAGAGATGCTATTTCTAAGAATATCAAAAAAGAAGATGTAACTTTTGCTGGTAAGAAGTATAAGAAAAAATCAGATGCTCCTATAAGTGATCCTCTTCCAGATAGGAGTACTAAAACTAAACCTAATGCAAAAGAAAAAAGAATAGCTGGATATCAAAAAAAAATACAGAGTCTTCAGAAAAGAAGAGATAAGATGAGTAAAGATTCTCTTAAAAAAGGTATTCAAAAAACTATAGATGGTTATAGAGAAATTATCAAAAAGATGAGATCATAATAGTAGAGGAATTGTGGAAATAAATAGTACATTTGTCTATGTATCATTGATACTATGGCAAATAGGTTTTATAGTTGGAATACTTTTAAAGTTATTCTACAAACCAAACGAAAAGAAATTTGTACCAACTGCTGTTCAATCAATACCAGCAGTTGAGGTGATGACACCAAAAGTACAACCTGGTCACATAGATATTGAAATGAAAAAGAAAATAGCATTACATAAACCAACAACATCATCTATTAAATCAGATGAAGTGATTAAGGGTAAAGTGTCAACACAAAAAGAAAAACTTAAACAACTTAGAAGAGGTTAGATATGGCTAAAGGATTAGATTGTGGAACATCATTTTATATTGCTGCTACTGAAGATACAGTAAAGAAACAAAGAAATGCTTTCTTGACTGTTGATGGTGAAGTCAAACAAGTAAAATTGATGTTGAAGAGACAAAGGATTCCTTTTGTAGAGAAGGCTGGTAAAGTTCATATTGTTGGACAACATGCTTTTAACTATGCTCAAATATTTTCTACATCAGAACTTAAACGACCAATGAAAAGTGGTCTACTAAATCCTACAGAGAAAGATGCTCTACCTGTTTTAAATGCTATAATAGGTGAGTTACTTGGGGATGCTAAAGAAGGAGAAACATGTGTATATTGCATTCCATCTAAACCCATTGATGTCCAACGAGAAGTTTCGTATCACGAAGATGTATTGAGAACGATAATAGAACAATACGGTTATTCCGTAAAGAAGATAGAGGAGGCAGTTGCGATTGGATATGAAGGATTGGTTGATACTCAACTAACTGGTGTAGCCATCTCGATGGGTGCTGGTATGTGTAACATAGCAGTTATGTATCAAGGGATGACTGCCCTATCTTTTAGTGTAAGTCGTGGTGGAGATTGGGTTGATGAAAACGTAGCTATGGATACTGGTGTACCTCAGGCTAAAGTGACAAGTATAAAAGAAACATCAACTACCTTAGATTTATCTTCTGCTAACTATCAAAATATTTACGAAGAAGATACAGACGAAGCTAATGTTTTGATTGCTATTCGTTCTTATTACGGTGCTCTTGTTAACTATCTACTAACAAACTTAAAAGTTCAGTTCGAAGGTGTTGATAATGTCCCTAATTTTCCTGAAGCTGTCCCTATTGTTATAGGTGGTGGTACATCTTTGGTTAAGGGATTCTTAGATGTGTTCAATGAACAATTTGACCAAAACGAATTTCCAATTCCTATTTCAGAAATCATTCATATAGAAGATGCTCATACAGCAGTCGCTAGAGGATGTTTATCTGAGGCACAATTAATCGAAGAAGATGACGAAGAATAAAGGTTATAAAATGTTTCAAAAAAAGAAAAGAAAAAGAAAAAAACAATCATCTGTTCTCTTTGTAGATGCTACAAATAAAAGTTATGAAAGAGCAATATCAGAGTTTAAAAGAAAAGTAAAAGACTCCAATTTACTTAAAGAGTTAAGAGACAGAGAGTTTTATGAAAAACCATCTGTTGCTAGAAGACGAAGAAAAAAACTTAGATTACAAAAAGTTCGTTCTATAAATTTAGACGATTAGTTTTTTATTTTTTTATATACTTATATGTAACCTCAATACTCTGTGTACGTACAGAGTCTAATAAAACTAATCCAAATTAAAGTTTTAAAATAACTTTATTCCAATACAAATAGTATAGGAGACATTATTATGTCTGATTTATTAAAAGAAGCTATCGCTGATGCTAAAGCCGTTCGTGAAACTGCACTTGCTAATGCTAAAATGGCTCTTGAAGAAGCATTCACTCCACATCTAAAATCTATGCTTTCTGCTAAACTTGCTGAAGACGAAATCGAAGAAGACGATGACGTATTCGAAGGTGAGCACGAAGATGAAGAAGAAGAAGAAGAAAATCATGAAGAAGGATACGGTTCTGACCGCATGGGTAGAGAAGATGACGATGAAGAAATGCCTGTTGACGGTGACGAAGAAGAAGAAGAAGTCGATGAGTCTGAAATCGTTGAAATCGATGGTGTGAAGTATGCTCCAATTGTTTCTGAAGAAGAACACGAAGACGAAGAAGAAGGTGACGAAGACGAAGCCGATATGGACGAGTCTGAAGAACTTGATTTAGAAGCAGTAATCAAAGGAAGAACTCGAAGAATCTAAAGAAGATGATGAAGATTCTGTAAACGAAGAAGAAGTCGTTGAAGAAGAAATCGTAACTGAAGAAGATGACGAAGATGAAGATAAAGACGAAGTTGATGAACAATCATCCTCATCTGGAATCGGTAAAGGTTCTGGTGTTAAACAGGCATCTGCTTCAGACGAAGAAGATCCGGGTAAAGGCAAGGTTCATGAATCTGTCGAAGCCATTCAGAGTGAGCTTAATGAATACAAAGAAGCTGTTTCTTTCTTAAGAGACAAGCTTCATGAAGTTAACATCCTTAATGCTAAACTTCTTTACACTAACAAACTATTCAAAGAATATGCTTTGAGTAATGACCAAAAACTTAAGATTGTTGAGACTTTTGATAGAGCTCAAACAACTCGTGAGATTAAATTGGTTTATTCTACTCTTGCAGAATCTTTTACTGGTGAGAAGAAGGTAAAGAACGAAGTTGTCAAGGAATTTGCTAGTAAGAAAACTGGTGGTACAGCGCCAAGTAAGAAGATTATCTCGGAAGAGAATCAAGTCGCTGACCGTTTCAGAAAACTTGCTGGTATACTATAATCTAAAACCGCTTAATTCGGAGAATTAAAATGAGCGAATATATAAATGAATCTCTTCTTGATGCTTCACCTATAAGGAAGCAAAAAGACGAGAGCGCAAAACTCGTTGCTAAGTGGGACAAATCTGGACTTTTAGAAGGAATGGAAAATGATTGGGAGAAATCTGGTATGGCTGTATTGCTTGAAAACCAGGCTCGTCAGTTAATTTCTGAGAACTCTAAAACTTCTCCTAACGCCGGTGGTGGTGTTGGTGATGAAGAATGGTCAGGTGTTGCCCTTCCATTAGTAAGACGAGTATTTGGTAATATCGTAGCACAGGAACTTGTTTCTGTTCAGCCTATGAACTTACCTTCCGGTCTAGTATTCTATCTTGATTTCAAGTATGGAACTGCTGCTGGTAAACATAGTGCTGGTGGATCACTAGCTGGTAAAACTGGTCCTAACTCACCTTCAGGTTCTTCTGCTCCTTTTGGAGAAGATGCACTTTATGGTGTTGGTAAATACGGATATTCTGCTAACCTATCAACTGAAGCTGCAATTGCAACCGCTGGAACACCAGCAGCTGCTACTTTTAAAGACATTGACTTTAATAGTGAAGATTCTGCTTCTGTCAGTAATGATGGATTAGTTAAAATTGCTTTTGCACATTCCGGACTTACAAATCCTGATTTAAAAGCCGTTAGGTCTTTTGACATCACATTGAACAACACTTCTGGATCAGTATTATCTCAATACACCAAAGTTAATGGTGCTAATATTGAAGTAATTGCTGACATGAAAGCATCAGACGATCTAATAGGTCACTCTTCTGGTTCACTAACAGTTGACTACATTGTAGAAAACACTGCTGGTAACAGAGGTGATTTTGAAGATAGGGTTGGTAAATCTGATGATGCTGTTGATTTAGGTATACCTGAAGTTAACCTAGAGATGAGATCTCTACCAATTGTTGCTAAGACTCGTAAGTTGAAAGC